ACACAAAGAAGCCCTAAAATGGATAACATATTAAAAAAACAGATCTTTGGTACAGAGCATTTCATAAATCCTGAGTTAATACATTATGATCACAACCTGTTCGCAGTGGACATACCTGAGTTTGTCGTAGACAGAGAAACAGGAAGAGTATGTATTGACATTGACTTGAATTCAATGAATCCTGCTTCTACTATAGGCTCCTCAATAGAGTCTAAGATATTTGTCCAGGATAAAGATCTTCTTAACTTGGTTCATGACATCTCTTATGGGCATCTGTCAGCTGATACTGACGTAAGGTTCCATTCTAAATTTGGAGTTCTTGGCGATGGATATGATAATCTCAGCCCCGACATGATTGTTGAGTTGCCGTCTGGCAGGATGGTTGTAGTTGAGTTTACGACGTTCAGAGGAGGAGAGAGGGGGTGTCATAATGCAGCCAGAGATAAGATCTCAAAATACCAGATAGCATGTGAAAACAGAAGCCAAACAGTCCCTCTCTCACTATTTGTTTTGGCAGTCCACAAGGATGGTGTGTGGTCCAATCTTAGATTAGCACAAGAAGATGTTGATGAGATAGTTTTCAGATTTAGGATGTCACTGTCTATCTATGAAGAAATTAGGAAATTGTGTCCTGAGGTCACAAATGATGACTCTGATCTGTCAAAGACGGAACGAGAATTGATAGGCACACTAAGCATGATTGAGATGAATTGGAGCAAGACAGAAAGCAAGTTCCCCTACTTCAAAGAAGAATTGTTCTTAAAGTTTAAAGAGTCTCAAATTGATGAAGATTACATTGGCCAAATAATATCTGAGTGTTTGACTAAAGCCCAGGACGGGATAATAAAAGATTCATTTTTTCAAAAGGGACTCTCAATTGAGGACAGGAAGTATCTGAATGTTTCTGAGTGTGATACCCTCATTAAGAGATATATAGAAGATTATGACAGACATGAAGGTCTCAGGAATGTATTCGACTCAAAGTCAACTATACAGTTTCCTCCCTGGGTGTACGGAGAGTCTGATGATGGAAAAGGTCTGGACAGCTTGAGAGGTTTAAAAGTTGAAGGTAATCACCCAATGATCAGCATCTGGGAGAAAGTGATCAGATCTGCAGAAACAGAAGAAATAGAGAGAATGTATGATGATCCAGATGCGGAACTCCAATATGCACTCTCTGGCTCAATTGGAAGAGCAGAGCAAAAGAACAAATACCATAGAGTGAGAGTCATGCTAGATGAAAATGAAATGGTTTTTGCTGCTACACTTGGGGTAGGAGGAAAAAAACTCAGGGACAACTACGCAGTGAAAGAAAGTAGAGATAGAAGTAAAAAATGTTTTTCTCTAAATCATGACATATCTCAGCTTGAGGATTTCATATCAAAAGATCATAAACATCTATTTAAGGAGTCACATGAGCTATGGAGCCCACTTAGTGAAGATGTTCAGCTAAGGCTAGCAGCCCAATCAATCCATCAGCCGACGCTCACAATAAAGCAAGGACCAAATGAATTCTTGCAAAACCACTGTAGTCTTCTGAGAACACCTTTCATGTCATGGTGCCAATTTGTGTCACTGGTAGGTGCAGAGCTGTCAGCGTCTGTAAAGCAGCATGTGAAACCAAATCAATTTGTCATAAAGAGGCTCAAGGACTCTCCTGTTTTTTTACTGATAAGACCTACTTCATCAAAAAGTCACATCTTTGTGTCCTTTGCCATAGACAAATCATATCACATCTGTGATGTTGAGAGATCTTCAGTGTTTAAGCAATATTATGATGCTGGAGACATTTTTGTCACAGACTTTGTGTCTTTTAAGCTTAGCAAGATAACCAATCTGTGTAAGTGTCAACCACTTATGGAGTCAGCAGTGGCATACTGGGTTGAATCATTTGGGTTCAATCCATGGGAATCTCAGAAGCTACTATCGTCAGATAGGAGTACTGGGGTCAGGGAATCAATGTCAATGATAAAATTATCATTGTTGACTCTCATGGAAGACAAATCAGCAACTGAAGAATTACAAACACTACAGAGATATGTTATCATGGAAGGATTCGTTTCACAACCTGAGATGCCGAAGCCTCACAAAATGTTGAGTAAGCTGCCCACTACTCTACGTTCAGAACTTCAAGTCTACTTGTTCTGGAGGCTGATTAGGACTATGAAACGCATAGCACAAAGCCCATTCTGCATATCCAAAAAGCAAGGACAAATCTCTTGGAGTAACTTGTTCAATCCTCTAACAGGAAATGATGTGAGATCATTACAACCACTTATAAGTTCCTGTTATAATGGATATTTCAAAAATAAAGAAGAAGAGACAGAGCCGTCATCACTTTCTAAAATGTACAAGAAGATCATAGAACTTGAAGACATGTGTCCAGATCATGATGATTTTTTAGGTTATGAAGATCCTTATCGTCCAGGCATGCATGAATTCAGTAGGAGTTATCTAAAGCAGTGCACAGAACATGCCAAATCGATTCTGAGGAAAATGTATGGACAAAATGTTTTAGATCAGATAGATAATCAGATAACACGAGAGGTTGCTTCCATTACTTTAGAAAGACTGGCAACATTGAAGGCGTCCAGCAATTTTGATGAGTCATGGTACATGTACAAGGACGTGAAGGAAAAACAATATTCTAGGGAAAAGGCAATAGTCAAGATGTCAGAGTATGCTAAGACTGGGAAGACATTGGCATTACAATGCTTTGAAGAGTGCATGTCTAAGATAGAGGAAAGAGGATGCATGCATATATGTCTGTTCAAAAAACAACAACATGGTGGCCTTAGAGAAATATATGTGATGGGAGCTGAGGAGAGGATCGTTCAATCAATTGTTGAGTCTATTGCAAAGAGCATTGGGAAGTTTTTCCCCTCAGACACACTATGTAACCCTGGAAATAAGACAAAAATACCAGAGACACACGGTGTAAGAGCAAGAATGCACTGCAAGGGGTCAGTGTGGACATGTGCCACCTCTGATGATGCCCGCAAGTGGAACCAGGGTCATTTTGTCACAAAGTTTGCTCTGATGCTCTGTGAATTCACTCATCCTAAGTGGTGGCCAGTCATCATTCGAGGCTGCTCCATGTTTACAAACAAGTTCATGATGATGAACCTCCAATATATCTCAATCCTAGATCGGCATAGAGAACTCAATGTGGAGGATAGTTTTGTGAATGACTTATTCTTTGCTTATCATGGTGAGAAGTCACAAAAGTGGATTGAACCAGGGTCAACCTTCTTAAAGACTAAAACCGGGATGATGCAAGGCATCTTGCATTTCACATCATCTCTGTTGCACACAATCCATCAGGAATTTGTGAGATCTCTGACCTTCAAAATATTCAATTTGAAAGTTCATCCGGAAATGGCTTATAGCATAGTGTGTGATATGATGCAAGGATCAGATGATAGTAGCATGATGATAAGCTTTCCTGCAAGAGATGATATTCACTTCTCTAAGTGTAAGATGGCAGCTGCACTATGCTTCAGGATAAAAAAACTCCTGGGGGTCTACCTTGCAATTTACCCTTCTGAAAAGTCCACATCAAACACAGATTTTGTCATGGAATACAATTCGGAATTTTATTTTCATTCTCAGCATATAAGACCAACGATTAGATGGATTGCGGCTTGCTGTAGTTTACCAGAAGTTGAGACCCTTGTCTCGAGACAAGAAGAGGCCACAAACCTAATGACTGCAGTTACGGAAGGAGGAGGGTCCTTTGCATTAGCTCATTGCATCCAACAGGCACAATGCACTCTACATTATATTCTCATTGGGATGGGTTTAAGCTCACTGTTCAGTGAGTACAAGAAGGCGATTCTGAAGTGGAAAGATCCTGGATTAGGATTCTTCTTGCTAGATAATCCATACTGTTCAGGCCTAGGTGGATTTAGATTCAACTTGTTTAAGGCAATCACAAGAACAGAGCTGAAAAATCTTTACTCATTCTTTATGAAGAAAATAAGAAGTGATGACGAGGAGGAGGGATTTGCAAGTAGGTGTGGAGTGAGTCCTGGTGGAGCAATTGTTTTAAGCTCAGCTCTGAAATGGGGGTCAAGACAGAAGTTTGTGAAGCTCCGAGACAGATTGAATATCCCAGAAAACTGGCTTGAAATGATCAATGAAAACCCATCTGTTCTTTATAGAGCGCCAAGGACGGGAGAGGAAATAATCTTAAGGATTGCAGAGAAGGTTCACAGTCCAGGAGTTGTCTCGTCATTATCAACAGGTAATGCAGTTGCCAAGGTCATGGCTTCATCAGTGTACTTTCTATCGGCCAGCATCTTCCAAGACACAGGAAGACAAGAATTTTCCATACTTGACAGAAGCAAGTACAGTCTACTACAGAAGATGATGCGGTATGAATCCTATTTGTCCAATGATGGTCTAAAAGATGAAGAATTGCTTTTTTTATTTCCTAATATAGATGAGCTTCAGCTCCTTGATCAGCTTGTCTATGACAGAGGGGAAATAGATATTGCTTATAGGATGAGTCATAGAGAAAATACACAGACAAGAGTGACTGTGTTTGAAGGTCATCAAACTTTGAGAATCCCTGCAGAAAGTCTAGTCTCAGATAAATGGTTTGGCACGATGAAGAGCAAAATAGGAGCAACAGCTTTTGATCAGGAATGGCATAGACTAAAAGCAATTATTCACTGGCTGAAAGATGATCCTGATGAAACACTAGAAAATTCTCCCTTATCAAGCCATGTGCAGATTCGGAATTTTTTTGCTAGAATGGAGAATAAGCCAAGGACAGTGAGAGTCACAGGAGCTCCTGTCAAAAAGAGGTCAGGTTCTAGCAAACTATCCATGGTTATCAGAGATAATTTTTGTAAAACCGGATTTCTTAGAGAGTTCAGTGATTCGCAGGCAATGAGTAGAAGTAATATAGTAGAAATACTAAAGCACTTCATGTTCTGCATATTGCAAGGTCCCTACACCACTGAGACTAAAGAAATGCTTGTCTTAAAAATACTAAAGCAAGCTGATATAATAGGCACCAGAGACTCAGATGGGAAATCAAGGACAAACATATTGTCCATCATTCAGAATTATGTCAATTATGATCAGAGCATAATCAGACAAATAGAAGATCTCGGAGCAGGAACTATTGGAGGCTTTCTAATGCCACAGAAGACCAAAGCTGAGGAAAATTCCGTCTTTTATTATGGTAGGGGAATATGGAGAGGAGTCATGGATGGATCACAAGTACAGATAGAGATATTCAACAGGTTGGGACTACCTCCTCAGATAATGGAGATCACAACTGATGGCAAAACAAGCATCTGGGACCTTGCAAGGAGCTTAAAGGTGTGGGCAGAGGATATAGGAGCCAAAAATGATCAAGATCTTTCTGAAAAGGTCAGAAAGAAACCCAAATTCTGGTTATTTGGTTTTAAAGCCTTTACTGCAGACAAACCGTTTGGATGTCCAGTATACGTGACTGACGGGAAAATGACAGACTTCAGGCTAAGGTCAGATGAGGAGGTGAGGTTTAAGATTAGAAGATCAACTATTAATCTGTATGTCAAGAATTCGGGAAGGGATGTCCACATCATATCCTACACAGCTCATGATGGTGACATAAGCCCTGCATGTCTTAGACAAAGAAGTGAGTTACTAGAGAGTTCTCTCATACTATTCAATAAAGAGCCAAGCTGCTCATGGGTAACTTGCCAGTCCCTCCCGCACGCATTTGTACATAAGATTTTAGACTTAAGTGAGGGGAAAGTCACTAGAACCTCAATTGACTCAAGCAGACTATCTAAGATAATACAGGTGTGCACTGAAAACTCCTTAAGAGTGAAAGTTGGAACAGTGTATTCTGCATTGCCCTCTCATAATGAAGCATGCTCAAGTGTTGATGTCGATGCATTAATAGGGCTGATGATAGACGACATGAGTAAAAACAATTTTGATGCAGCTATTGAGATGATGAGAGAAGAATCTAATGTGGAATACGATATTGAAGAATTTGATGTTTCAGATATTGATCTATTTGGACCTGCTCACTACCGGGAGACATCAGAACTAACAATGATTTCACACCCACTAATGGATGATTTTATAAATCACCTTATATCAAAATGTTCAAGGAAAGAGATTAGGAGATGTCTTGAAACCAACAAGTGTCAGCAAAGGTTTCTGTCTCACTTTAAAGACTTATTTAGAGCACTAAATAGAGACCCATCAGAGATAAGGGTAGATGAGCTGTCATCAGACAGCAACTCAGATCTTGACGATGACATGCTAGGGTAATTAAGAATAGAAGCCGTGCCAAAAGACGACAACCCAAAACCCCAAATAATGCCAATACTCCCGGACCATGCAAGAATTAAAAAACAAGCCACCTTTAATCATTAAACAAAAGTATACAGAGTGACAACTTCGATTAGTAATTTAGTAAGATAGGGCGGACTTTGTGT